CTACCATAACCTAACTAAACCTAACCTAACTAAACCTAACCTAACTAAACCTAACATATAGAGAGCAGAAAAAATTCTGCTCTACCCCTCTCTCTTTTTTGACAGGTAAAATATTTTTATAAATAATGGTTGAATTAGATTTTGAAATGTGTTTCAATAATCAAAAATATGAACAACAACATAAATAAATTTTTATTATGATTCTGGAGATGTTAAGCAAAGAAGAGATAGCAGAAATGTATGCTGTGCGAACTGTTAAAGATATTTGTAAACAATTTAATTTAACTCCTTACATGTTTTACCAAATCATTGATGGGCTTGGTATAAGACGGAAAAATGCAGTCAATGCTAAGGATTTACTGGCTAAAATTAAAAGTAATTAATTATGATTGACAGAAAAATAGTACTACCTGAGTCATTAGTGGATTTTATTGAGGATGCAGCAGATTTAACGAGTGAAGAGCTTGGTCAAGCGTTTAGGTTAGCTATGAAAAAAGTACAATATGAGCGTGGAGAAGTGCATTGTGAGGGTTATAATGGTGAAATTGAACACGAAAACCGCCTTGTAAAATTTGCAGCAATAACCTTATTTAATGGGATAAGTTTTGCCAGATAGGCATAAAAAAAGCTAGCATCTGGTAAATACTAGCTTGGATTAGATGAAAATTAACAAACTACTGAAAATTAACAAACTATACAGGTATTATACATATGAAAGACAATTATACAAGTTTTAAAGTACATAATAACTATTACGCTGGTATTTTAGATGTAATTGAAGACTTACCAGAATCAGAAAAGAATAGTATTTTAGCTGAATACTTTTTAGCATTTCACAAATACGGCAATACACGCCAGATACCAGAATTTAAAAACAAAATAGCACAAGGTTTCTTTAAAACACACTTATATTCAATAGATAAATCCTTTGCAGATAATGATGTGTATTGTGCATCACATGATATAGGCAGCTATGGTGGAAAACAAAAATCAGTTAACGCACAGATAAAAGCAGCAGAAAAGAAGTTGCAAGAATCTTATAAAAAACTAGAGAATTTAGAAGCACAGATAGAGCAAGCAGAACAGCTAAACACTGTAAAAACAGATACTCCAGAGGTAGAAGACAATCAAACTATCACAAATAGTGATACTTTGAAAACTGGGCAGTTGCAAAAAACGCAACAACCACACAAACCGCAACAGGTACAAAAAGAGCAACAGTTGACAAAACAAGAGAAGCAAAAAGCACAAATATCTAAGATTGTTAGCAAACTTAATTGGAATACTACCGCTGGCTTAGAGCTATCAGACGAAGATAAACACAAGATTGTTGAAATTAGGTTAAACAACAAAAAGATTCACAGAGACCAAAGAGAGTATACACAGTCTGCTTTAAATTTAAGTTTACCGCAGATAAAGCTATCGCTAGATAACGGTATACATATGAAAGAACTTTTGGAAGCATGGGAGGGCAACGGCTGGATAAAATGGATGAATGCTTGGTATGCAAAAGAGATTGCAAGCGACTTAAAAGCACAAAGCCAGACTGCTAAGACTTTAAAGAGTGTTCAAGCGGTGCAGGAATCTAAAAAAGATAATAACTGGGAAGATTTAAAAATGACCGATACAGCACGTGAAATGATTGAGATTAGCTATAAAAGCAGGATGAATGAAACAAACAAAGTAGGTAATTAAGCATGGATAAACAAATTTTACAAAAAAATCACACTGACTATACATGTAAGTACAAAAGTATCTGGTATACCGTGCGAGAGCATCACGCTAATCAAGACAGATGGCGTTTTAAACATAGGTGTATAACTTTTGCTATTACAATTCAGCTTAAATATATGCACAAAAAATACAAAAGTTTCTGGTTAAGCAAAGAAAAGAAGCATGGTTTGCTAGATTACCCTCACAGGAATTTAGAGTGCTTTTTCTCTGGCAGTGATGACCTTTATAGTTTTAGAACTGAGCTTGGCTATGAGTTGACTGGTTACTATAAACTTAGAGGTTTTGAAGATGGGGATGATAAAGTTGTAGAGCTTGCATTTAGTGCAGATGATTGTTGGAATGGCAATAATTATGATGACAGCACATTTACTGTTGAGCAAGCTTCAAAAGAGGCAGATCAAGCTATTGATGCATTTTTACAAAATGTACCTGATTATTGTCCAATAGAGCAACATAAAAAAGGAGGTAATTAATCATGGATAAAAAATCAGATAATTTAAAGAGTTTTTTAACGACTTTCTGTGAAAGCGAGAATATCACTCTAAGCAAAGAATTAAAACTATTATGGCTTGGTGAATTAATGCAAGAAGATGCAGAAGCTGTTAAACAGGCTTGCGTTAATATTATGACTGGCAAACATAAGGTATACGGCAAGATAACGCTTAAAAACATTTTAGAGCAAATTAGGGGTAATACCGAGCAAGATGCACAACTTAAAAAAGAGCAGTTAGAGAAGCAAGCAGACGATGCCTACATTGAGTTTAGGCGTTGTGTACGCTCTATGAGTCCATATTCTAACTTTATACACGAAGACAAAGCATTAATTGCATGTGTAGAGGATTTAGGCGGTTGGCATATCATAACAAATAAAACCACAGCAGAGCTAGATAATGTATACATGAACCGTTATTTTTTAGAAAGATACAAGCAAAACGCACAAGCAGATAGTGCTAGCTTACCAGAGCAAGCAATAGGATATGCAGAACAGCAGAACAGCAAAAGAATTAGCCGTGGAGCTGTAAAGATAGGTAGCTTAAAAGTAGTGTAATTTTAAAAATAAATGGAGGTAAATAGATGGTGTTAAACGCAATAAAAAGAAAGAAAGCTGAGAATGCAAAGAAAAAAAGAGAAGAGGGCGAAAGACGACGTCTGGGTGCAACAATAGATGAGTTGGTTGCCAGAGATATAAAGAAATTTAGGATAAATTTATCAAGGTTTTTTCCGCCACATTCAATATCTGTACCTATGTCGTTGATTGAAATATGGAATAAAGCTTCATTAACTGATGAAGAATTTGGAGCAATGATGAGAGAATGGGTAAAATTAACGATTGAAAAATGCAAAGAATCTCAAGAATTGCAACAAGAGCTGTAAACATAGCTAATTTAAAAGCATTGTAATATGACTGTAGAACTCACAAAACAAGAGCTGTTAAACACGCTAGCAAGGCAGATTGTAAACTATGCATTCTACAGAGTAATAGACGACAAATTTATGTTTAAATGTGCAGACGACCAATTCAGAAAAAACAATGTGCAGGACTTCCAAGCTCAAGTGCTAGATTATTTACGCACACCTGAAAAACTAAAAACAAAGTGGGATAAATTAGGCATAAGTGTGCCGCATTCTGTAGCAATCACGCACGATATGCAAGCTAGCTTTAGGTGCGATAGGAGCAAAGTACTATTGTGCAATATGAGTGCGTATGCTTTGGCAAATTATATAAATAAATTTAATCATGTGTGATAGTTATTATCAAAACAACAAGAAAACAATTTTAGCCAAAGCAAAAGAAAAATATAAACAATTAACGCCCGAGCAAAAAGAAAATTTAAAAATATACAATAAAAATTATTACAAAAAAAATAAAGAAAGAAGACTAGAACAACAAAAAAAATATGCGTTAACTGATGCAGGAATTGCAGTCAGAAAAAAAGCTAACAGTAAGTGGTATAAAAAAAACAAAGATTATTTACGTGAACAAGACAAAAAATATCAGTTCAAACGCAAATTAGCAATTTTACAGGGAAATAATCTATAAAAGTATTGTAAATTAAAAATATTTATATTATAATAATGCTTTAAACAACAACAAATGGAGATAATAACATGAGAGACTATGCAGGTACATTTATAAGCATGATGGTAGATACAAACAGACGTTTTGTAGATGATATTGTACACGAGCAAGAGCAAGAATTACATAAAGATTGCCAGTGCAATGGCGGTGGCTTTGCATATTGTGAGGCTTGTCATGGTGAATAATCAAATATCACAACTAATGCAGCCTCTCAAGGCTGCTGATGTTGAAGTGAGAGTTGGCAATGTCACTGCAAAGGGTGCTAATTTATTGCTGTACAAAACAGCTAGGGTAGATACTAAACGACTTAATGAGGTATTTGGTGCTGGCTGGCAATGCGAGTATGCACGAGATGGTCAAAATTTAGTCTGCACAATATCTGTATACGACAAAGAATTACAGCAATGGGTTAAGCGTTCAAATGTAGGTACTAAGAGCTATACAGAGGAAATAAAAGGCGAGTATTCTGATGCGTTGAAACGTGCTGGTACAATTTGGGGCATAGGTTTAGAGTTATACAATGCTCCAGATTTGTTTATGTTCTGCCCAACAAAACAAGAAAATAAGAGATATAAAATTGCAGACTATGCAAACACAAAACTTAGCATTGCAAGGTATAGGTCATCAAAAGAATATGGTTTTGAGTATATACAAATTGTGAACAAAGATGGTTTAGATGTTGTTAATTATTCATTGGATTACACTGAAAGCCGAGTGTTACAAACTGTAAATAATATAGATGATGTTGTAAAACTTAAAAATTATTGTAGCGATATGGTAATCATGCATAAGCATTTGAAACAGGAAATTATAGATATTTGCAAGGCTAGAAGTGAGGAGTTAAAAAAAAAGGAGGGTAAATAATGATAGCAGACCTATTTGCGTGGCTAATGAGTTTAGACCCATTTGGACGGTTATTTGTGGTTGTATTCTTTATTTGGCCTTGCTTTATTGCATGTTTAGGAATAATTGCAATGATGTGCGGTTGTGTAAGACTTACATATAAAAAAATTAAGAGAGTATTGATATGAAAAAAGGAGTAAACAAAGTAATTATTTTGGGCAATTTAGGACAAGACCCTAAAACACAACAACTGCCGTCAGGTGGTGCAGTAACGAATATAAGTGTAGCCACTTCTGAATCTTGGAAAGATAAGAATACTGGAGAGCAGGTAAACCGTCCAGAATGGCATCGTATAGTATTTTTTAACAAGCTAGCTGAAATAGCAGGGCAGTACTTAAAAAAAGGCTCTAAGGTTTATATAGAGGGTTCTATACGTACTAGGTCGTATGATAAGGATGGTGAGAAACGCTATGCAACAGAAATAGTAGCTAATGAGATGCAGATGTTAGACAACAAAGGTGACGGTGGTAATAGTGCAAGCAATAGCACACAAACCACACCAGATTTTGACGATGATATACCGTTTTAAATATTGATTATTAATTATGTACGATGACACTTTAGATATAGAGATAAGTTCAGCATACAATGTTGATGAGTTTATAACTGCTTTAAAAGCAGAATTGGAAGAGGAACTTGAATCGTTAGAATTTGATGCTAACAACACATTACCAGACCTTGACCCATCTCTCACATTTGAAAGAATCGCTATTGTTAAAGAGATAATGGCAAGGTTAAACTTAAATATTGATAATTAACTATAATTATATTATAATAATGCTTTAAACAACAACAAATGGAGATAAACATGAGCGACAAACAATCATTACACGATATAACGAACGCAACAAGAGAATTACAATCTATACTTGATAATCTGAAGTTTGAAGATTTGACAGACGATGTAAAAGCAATTCAAAAGCAAGCAATTCTGGACAGTTTAGAAGGGCTAGGGTTAGAGCAAAAGCTGGAGGCATATTGTCAGGTAATTGCAGAAAAAAAAGCAAACAACGATTATTTAAGTGCTGAGATTGCAAGGTTGCAAAAACGTAAAAAGAGCAATAATACTGTTAGAGAGTGGTTACGTGGTAATATACAAGCTGCATTAATTGCAGTGGATAAGCAAAAAGTAGACACAGGGCTTCATAAAATCAGTATTACCAAGCGTACATCTTTAGAGATAGATTATGATGCACTGGCAGAGCAAGGTATACCAGAGGTGATATACAAGCCAGCAGTTATTGATGAAACAGCTACCAAAAAAGCAATACAAGATTTAGGTATAGAGATTGATGGAGTTCAAGAAGTAGAAAAAACAAGCATAAGAATTACATAATGACTGGAAAAGAAAACACAGAAAGAAATATCAAGAATGCACTGTTAGACGGTGCATTCTACTATTTACAAGATAAAGAATGGCAAAACAACACCATATTTAGCAAGGTAATATCAAGCAAAGAAACAGCAGAACATATGTTGTTTGAATGCTTGCAACGTGTAGGCATAGAGGAGTTTAAACAGCACGCTAGAAGCCTTGGCGGTGTAGATTTAAACAAAATAGCAAATAACTTGCAGCGTGATTATGCAATCGTATTATATTATTTGTGCAATGACTTGCACGAGCTGACAGTTAAAGAAACTAGAAAATCAATTATGCATAGATTTGGGTGGGATAGTCAAGATTTGAGTAATTGTGTACAGCAATTCAAATCTCACATTAACAAACAATTCAAAAGGGATAATTACCCAATCATGTTAGAAGTCTTTCAAAAGTTAGTTACTCCGAACAAGGGGCGACCTAAAAAAATAACTCTATAAACTATTGACAATTAATCTTCATTTATATATATTAATGCGTATCAAGAGGGAATAACCCTTATTTTATAAAATGGAGATAATATGAAAAATGCAATTTTAAAAGCAGTTACACAATTTACTGAATTTAAATCAGACAAAAATTACAAATTATCAGCGTTGGTAAAATTGTGCGAAGATTATGCTGCAAGGATTCGTTATAGAAACCCTAATGTCACTGAAAGTGAATTTTATGAATTATTTTGGTGCTTTACCCCTGAGCAATTAGCAGATATTAGTGCTGGCACTAAAGCATATAACGACTTTTAATTTATAAATAGAGGTAATTATGATGGATAACGAGTTACAGATTAATATACAAACATCAGTCAATGCTGATGAGTTTATAGCTGCTTTAAAAGAGCAGCTACACGGTGTAATGGAGGGCATATCTCTCATTGATAGAGAAAACTCAACGCAAAAAATGTTGGTTATTCAAGAGATTATGCAAAGATTAAATCTAAAGCCTTTTTAAAAACTAAAGTATGTTGAAATATGTAATATTGGCAGTGCTTTTAACGTCTGCGACACAGCAAAGTAAAGCATTAAGCATATCTGGCAACTATAAAGAGTTTGATGGTGTGCAATCATACAATTATGCTATAAATCATGGTATAATAGATTATGAGTATATCAAGTCTTCTAAGTACTTCTATGAAGCTATAGAAACTAATTATAACTATGATAAGTGGTTAGGCTATGCAAGGCTTGCAAAACACTCTAAGAGCTTACATAAGGTAGAGCAGACTATATCTGTAGGGTATCAATTCATAGATGCTTGCAATGTGTCTGTAGGGCATAGAGAGGATATAACAGGAAACAGCCTATTAATACGTCCTGCTTGCGGTTATAAATTAGATAACTTAGGTATAAAAGCAGCATACATATACACTGCTAACTCTAATATTTATACGTTAAAAGTTAAATACGAGCTAACAGATACAATCTTTATAAAATATAAATTGCTCCAGTTTGACGCAGATAATGCAGAGCATAGCTACAGTGCTAATGCTATTAGTTTTGGTGTGAATTTTTAACATGGAGACAGCAGGAGAAGCTGAAGCAATCAATGCTTTGATTAATGCTGTAGATAAAGAGTTAGAAGCTTTTAAACAGCAAAGACTGAAAGCTTATCATAAAGAGTATTACTCTATACCTGTGAACAAACAACGTAGGAATAATTACAGCAAGCAGTATCAACAACAGCTGAAATTAAAACAGTTAAAATAAACACTAAAAAAGTGTTGACAATCTAAACTCAATTATATATATTACTTATCTCAAGACGGAAATACTTACTAATCAAATGGAGATAAAATGAAAGATAGTCAAAAATTTAGCGAGGGTTTAGTGTGTAATGAGTGCTTATCTAATGATATTAGAAAGCTAAGAGATGATGAAACAGATATAATGGATTGCTACTGCAACAACTGTAAAGAGCCGCAACACACTGTCTCTACATGGTGGGTAGAGCAGCCATTTAATAAAATTGATTGGTTAAAGTTAGCAAAATAATAAAATGCAGATAATAAACGGAATAAAATTTATACGGGTACTAAACACACACCGCAGCAATCCAGCGTTACATATTCACGACTGGCGAGAATATGGTCAATATTTATCTTACCCATCCAACGACCGCTATATCTTTAAAGTTGACGATTTTAAAAATAACCCTGATTTTAAAGATTACGACATGTCGAATATTGTGGAGCAATTAACAGCATTAGGTGCAATACGTAACACCGCAGAAGGCTATAGAGATTATCTAGTAATTATTGCTCTCAATCTGTGGGTGTTTATAGATATGCTGCTGCAAAACTTGCAAAGACAAAAAAATAATTAAAATAAAGTATTGACAATCTAACCGCATTCATATATATTAGTAAGTATTGAAAGGAGATAATACTTACTAATAAACGGAGATAAAAGATGACAAGAGTAACAAAAAAGCATTTGCAAAGTTTTTTGAAATATAAAAAAAATGGCGAAATATACAGCAGTGATTTAGAGGCGTTGCAAGCATTTAAACATATTGAGGCTGGAAAAAATCGTTATCATTATTGGAGTGGTACACGGAACAATATGAAATTAATTGAGTTGTTCAATATGTATTTGCTAAATCAATTTTGTAAAATTACTTTAGGCAACGATTGTAAAGGTGGTAAAGATTCTGATTTCTTTTTTATCGAAAAATCGGAGCTTGCAAAGTTGCAAAAAAGGGTGAGTTATTTTATCACAAATAAATAACCTTTTATCTACCGCTTTAATATTGACAATTAAGGCGGTAGATATTATAATTCATAGCATAATAACAAATGGAGATAAAAAATGATTCAATTAAACGATGTAAAGCAATCATCAGTAGATGCTAGCAAGGTTGTTAATGTTAAGATGCGTGATAAAACTTGCGGTTACTTCTATGGCATTAAATGCAAATTAACTGACGAAAGTGTATTGTCGTTTGTCTATTCAGGTAAAGATGCATTACACGCTGATTATCAAAAATTATTAATTGCTACAAGGTTATGATTCAATTAAATGATATTACTTGCACTGTAATTAACCCATTGCATATAATTTATTTTAATGTTAGCTCTAATCCCTTAGAGCCTGACTTTAAAGAGTTAAGTGAATTAACAGGACAAATGACAATCATTGAAATAGGAGAAAAAGATTTCACAATAGTTGGTGAAATTAAATGTATATTTAACTACCAAGGATTGGCTACATTTAAATATGTAAGCGTTGAGGCTTTTGAGTCTGATTACCGTAAATTATTAAGAGCCACAAACGCCTGATGATTCAATTAAATGATTTTTTTGAAACTGCAATCAATCCGTCGCAGATAGTTTGGTTTAATATAATTAAAGACCCTGTCATTGCTGGCAGGATTAAATGCACATTCAACAATAATTGCCACATCACATTAAATTATGATTCTCCTGAGGCGTTAAAGAATGATTACAACAAATTATTAAATGCAAGTAATTGATGATGCTAGATAGAGTTATTAAAAGCGAGAAAATAGATTGGAAGCAGATTCAAACGCTCCAGCCTGATAATTTTAAGATACCAGAACAACAAGAGGTCTTAAAGAAATCACTGCTAGCTAATGGCTTTGTATCTCCTTTTTGTGTATGGCAAGACGAGGCAGGGGCAATATGGAGCATTGACGGTGTACACCGCATAAAAGCACTCACAGAGCTACAAGAGCAGGGGCAAGACATACCAGAGCTATTAACCGCTAATTTTATAGAAGCCAAAGATAGGAAAGAGGCAGGGATAATATTATTAGAAGTTTTTAACACTAAACAGAACAAAGCGACAGAACAGGGTTTAGAGTTATTAAAAATAGATTTAAATATTAGCAACGATGACTTGCATGTAGATTTTGAAGATTTAGATTTAAAAATAGAGCTGGAAGACCCAGAAATAACAGAGCTAGAGCCAGACGAAGCCCCAGACGAAGCACCAGAGCCACCAACCATACCTATTACCGCTAAAGGTGATTTATACGAGCTTAATGGTCATAGAGTGCTTTGCGGTGATTCTACTGTGATAGATGATGTAGATAAATTAATGCAGGGGGAAAGAGTAGACCTTGTATTTACTGATCCGCCCTACAAATTAGAAACAAAAGGAGGAAGTAAAGGAGATATTGGGGAAGGGCTAATGAAACAAGGGAATGATATTGATTTTATATCAGATTTTAACCCTACTAATTTTTTACAAGTACTACCTTTGATATTTGACAAAAATAGCATGAATGCATACATATTCTGTAATAAAGAATTATTGCCAGATTATTTAAACTATGCAAAAGATACAAAATATTCTTTTAATGTACTTATTTGGAAAAAGCCTAACGCAATTCCTATACGTGATAGCCATAGACCAGATATAGAATATCTTTTATTGTTTAGAAAGAATGCTATTTGGAATCATGGCTTACAAGGTGTTAATTACTCTAGAGCGTTAGAATACGGCAGAGAAAATGGATTACATCCTACTATGAAACCTATTGAGTTAATAACGAACGAGTTATTTATATCTTCTAATAAAAACTCTTTAGTAGTAGATGCATTTCTAGGCTCTGGCAGCACACTAATAGCAGCAGAACAAACAAACAGACGTTGTTATGGTATAGAACTAGAGGAGAAATACTGTGATGTAATAGTTACTAGATGGGTAAAGATGATGCAAAGCAACAACAAAGAATACACGGTTAAAAGAAATGGAGAAATAATAAACTGGGAGATTTAATGATGACAGATAATATAATTTTTGAATGCGATACAAATATAGATTGTGTAGAAGATAAGGAGACTATAGAAACAATCAATGGTCAACAAGTTATAATTAAAAACACCGGAGAAGTTTTTAGTTTAGAAGGCTAGATATTAAAAAACTGGTTGTTACAAAAATTGCAACTAAAAGAAATGGTGAAGTAATAGATTGGGATATTTAAGTTGCGTAAATGTTTGTATTTTTGTATAATATCAATGGTTTGTTTATTCAGCATTGTCGGGCAAATATTTTTTAATTTATTAGAGAGAATAAAATGCCTTACAATCCAGACACTATGCCAAACGCAATATTTACTGACTTAACGAATATACTTGATCAGATTAAAAATTGGTCGGTAAATCGCCACACAGACATTAACACGTCAATTTCTGGCTTAAGTACACAGATTACAGCACTACAAACGCTTACATCTTCTAATGACTTAGATTTAGACACTGTACAAGAAGTTGTTGATTTCATTAAAACTACTAGAACATCGCTAGATACTATTTTAGTGAATGATTTAACAACGGGCGGCATTGCAAAAGCTTTGACAGCTGAGCAGGGAAAAGTCCTTAAAGGTCTAATTGACGATGCTAACACTGCTGCTTCTGCTTTAACTGTTAGAGTTGCTACTTTAGAAAGCAAGGTTGCTACTTTAGAAAGTGAGCAATCTTTAATGCAGCAAGAATCTACCAACTTGCAAACAAAAGTAAACGAGTTAGCAACTGCAAACGCTGTACGATTTCCGCAGGCTTAATAATATTTATAATATTGCTTCTACCAATCCTGATGAGGCAACAATTACGCATTCAAAAAATGGCATAGTGTTTAACATTATGCCATTTACTTCAATTAATACTACTTTGTTGCGTGTTGCCAGTTCAAGCAGTAGTTTGCAAGTAGCAAGTATTATCAGATAATTATGAGATTTGACGTACAATTTATTAAATACAGAGGTGAAAGTGTTGTAGTTGATTTTAGCATTGCACATCTTGCTAACGACCCTACTGATGCAACAGTATATGCTGACCCTGTTTTCTTATTGTTAGATGGTAGCAATAAGATTTTAGTAAACACGACTGATACAATTTCTAATTCTAACAACCAATATTTAGGTTATACTTACCATGGCGTAACTATCAACGACAACCAAGCATTTAGCAATTACAATTTTATTGTTAAGCAAGCAGTTTCTTTGCTTTCAAAAGAATCCAGCAATTACATTTTAGATATTTATTTCCAGCATTTAGTACATACTGATTACACAATTATAAAGCGTATCGTAATGACGTTTGATAGCTCCTACACTTTTTCGCAGTAAAACAAATATTGTAATAGCAACAAAAACAAGGTATAATTACAAGGCGTCCTACTCTTAGCGGGGGAACGCTAGAATCGTTGGCTAGCTGGGCGTACTTTTAACTCAACGGATACTACAACGAGGTATACAATGATAGCCACATATATTCGATATGTTATCAATGCTAATTTAATAGTAAATAACACTTACAAATTAAATTTATCTAACAAACAAATAGCCACACTATCTGGCAATGCATGTATAGCAGTTATAGGTGGCATAGATTACAAGGGTGAAAGTTTTAGTTCCCTTCGGTTGTTTAAAAGTGAATCACTCGCTGAAAAGTACATTGTTGACTTATTAAGTGGAGAAAGTCCATATACTTATGTATACGTACAAATACAAGAGATTGCACAAAAAGCGTATAACGAGAGCAAAGGCAAAATATAATCAAAGAATATAATAAAAAAGGTACTCCCAGACCTATGGGTAGGCGTTGGGGTTTATATTCCGACCCCGACCTTTTAAAAATCACACCACTTTTTAGCTCTCTGACCTTGGAAATAATAGAAACCCTACAAAACAAATGGTTTATTGTATTAAAAAGGCTTATTATTATTGACTTTCTGACCAAAGTCAGATAAGGTCAGACAAATTACAAAAAGTCAGACAAACTATTACTATTAAGATGATATTACTCGCATTGCCGCATCTTAAAAAGCATTTAGGTATTGCTAAACAATCTGTTGCGTATCTTGCAAATAAAACAATAAAAGATGCTGTTATATTCCGTGATAAAAGCAAATACATAGATATAAACCATGCATTGTTCAAAAACTACTACAAAACAAAAGAGAAAAATCTCAAGCAAAGTTATAGCGAGTTTGTAGAAGCGTGTAAGCCTGATTGTATTATTCTTGAGACAAGTGGAGCGGTAGAGCAACAAACAATACAGAAGCGTGGTACTGCTTTAGATAAAGCCAACATCATTACTAAACACCAAATAGACCAGTTAACCAATCTTACATTGCAAGAGTTGCTAGACCAGCACGGAGATAGTTTATATAACTATACAGCAATCATGGAGGCACACAAAGCCACTTTAGAGCTTCAAAAGCTAGCAAATCAGGTATGTAAACAAAGAGGGGAGCTAATAGACGCAGAAGTTTTAACAAAGACGTGCAAAGGGTATTTAGATGCTTTAGCAGGTGCATTACTAACTGACTTTGTAAACTGGAGCGTTCAGGAAGTAGCAGCATTGACAGATTGCAGCAAACAAAAACAAATATTACTGACTGATAAATTTAAGGCAGAACTTAGCAGACAACTAAAAAACACGCAATCTAGAACAATCAAAGCAATAGAGAAAGCACAAGAGGTATAATATTGCAGAATCAAGAATTTATAAAACGCTTATATAATAATAGTTTAGTATACTTGCTGTCCGTGGTTGGTAAATTTTACTTATTGTAATTATTGCATAATGAAATTAAGAATATCATTACAAGAATTAGGTATAGTTGCCACTAATAAGCAACTAACTTATGAACAAGCGACGTTTTACAGCACGCTGTACAGCTTATTAATTAACTGCATGGGTAAAGGTGCAGAATCTCAAAACATTAATAATGCCAAAAAGATAATAGATTTATTGGTTGCTCATGGATTAGAGCAAGAAATTGCTAGCAGTTACCACAAACTCAAGGCACAAACGCCAGACGAGGTGCAACAAGAACTAGCCACACAACAAACCATAAGCAATCTAATTGTGTATGTATGGTTTAAATATTGCCAAGAAAAAAAGCAATCCATTCATTTATTAGATTTTGAAGAATCCAACATAGCAACGGATACACAAGAGCAAGCAGAACCAATTAAAACAGCGATCTGGATACCGCCAGAGTTTGACAAAGAGAAATATTTACAGGTATGGCGTAATTTATTAAATACAAGCGTTACACTGTCTGTCAGTGCGTGGGCTGAACAAACAAGAATATTAGGAGCAACAAGTAATAGAGCTAATACTTTATATGATTATAGTGTTATGCCATATCTAAAAGAAATAGCAGATAATTTAAGCATTAACAGCGACACGCAAGAAGTAGCACTGATGAAAGGTGTGCAGCTTGGTGGCACTGTAGGTATTTTAGAAAACTTTATTGGATACGGCATAGAGCATGTAAGCAATGCATCCATGCTAATGGTTACAGCTACAGACGACCTAGCCAAAGAGCGTATGGATAAATACATTAAACCTATGATTCTAGCTTCCAATCTAGAGGATAGAATTATTTCTAGCGACTTTTTTAGCAAGAATAAAAAAAGCGGTGCAACTAGTAAACAGATGGAATGGGTAGGCGGTGGCTATTTAAAAGCAATCGGTAGCAATAGTGGCTCTAGTTTACGTTCATTGCCAATTAAATATTTATTACTAGATGAAACAGACAGTTACCCAGAGAAAGTAGGTAAAGATGGCGACCCAGTCGCTCTAGCTGTAGCACGTACAACCACTTTTGGAGCTAATAAAAAAATATTGTATATCAGCACGCCATTAATTGAGGAAACTAGCCAGATATACAAAGCGTATCTGGTAGGAGACCAGAGAAAATACGTAGTACCATGCTTAGAGTGCGGAGAGTATCAAGACCTAGTTTTTAACAAAGTAAATAAGGAAACAGGGGAGATTTACGGTTTAACTTTCAAAACTCTAGAAAATGGCAATCTAGATTATGATAGCGTTGAATATTTATGTAGAGCTTGCCAACATCCACACAAAAACTATCACAAGACAGAAATGCTTGCACGTGGCAAATGGATGCCAACAGCAGAACCGCAAAAACAGGGTGCTGTTAGTTACCAGATAAGCGGTTTATATTCTCCTGCCAGTTTTAAATCTTGGGAGGATATTTGCTATGATTGGTTGCAATGTTGGGATATTTACTCAAACAAGCCAAAGGACATAGACAAGCTACAAGTATTTTACAATAATAATCTAGGCGTACCGTTTAGGGAAGTGAGGGAAAAATTACAACTGTCTGTAATCTCGCAACATAGGCGTAATTATGCTAGATACGTATTACCGCAATCATACGCAGAAAAACATGCAGGGCAAAAAATAAGATTAATTACCGCAGCGGTAGACGTACATGCAGATAATCTAGCTGTAATTATTACAGGCTGGGCGGGTGGTAGATGCTTTCTACTAGATTACACACGAATTAAGGGCAAATGTATTCATGCAGATGATAAATCATGGCAGGATTTATGGGAGTTGATGAGCAAGCAGTATACAGGAGTAGATGAGGCAGACCCAGTTACAGTAGCAGCTATTTTTATTGATACAGGCTATAAGCAATACACAGTAGCCAACGCAGCTAGTAACGCTCCTGAAAATATTAAAAAGAAAATACAATTAATAAAAGGTGAGAGCAGTGGAAAAATTAAACAAGTAAATTTTAAATACGGTACAAAGAATTTAGCAGGTTACAGGCAGATAATTATATACATTGATAATTATAAAGATTTAATCCATGGGAAATTACAGTATGCATGGCAACAGGGCGAAACTATGCCAGATGGACACTTCAATACTTACAACACAATATCTACACAGCAATTAAAAGAATTAACTAACGAGAGTAAACAAGAAGTAGTAGATAAACCGACTGGCAAGATTATCGGTTATAAGTGGCACAGAACAGGAGATAATGAATTATTTGATGGTTTAGTGTATAATTACTGTGCTATTGAGTTTATAGCACAGGTATACTACAATGATTATGCTAAAAAATATACAGACTTGCCAGAATTTGATTTAGCGTATTTTTGGCAAACATTATTTCCTATAATTGAGCAACAAACTTTTAACAATGACTAGTAGTACATTCTGGAGCGAGCAAAAAACACAAATAGAAACGCAACTAGCACAGGTTAGAAGTGCTATATCTGCATTATTGGTCGGAGGAGTTGAAAGTTACCAGATAGACGATGGGCAAAGCCGACAATCTGTAACTAAACTAGATATTGATAATCTACACAAACTAGAAGCACACTATCTATCACAACTAAAAGCCATTGATAACTATCAAAATCCAGATTTAGCTAAAATCGGAGTAGCTTTATAATGCCTTATACTCAAGAATTTAAAAATAAAGTAGTAGCAGAATCATCTACTACAAGTGCTAGACAGCTAGCAGAAAAATATAATGTATCTAATGGAACTATAAGCAACTGGATTAAACAGGCTAATACGGCAACACAGGAAGCCGTACAACCGCAAATACAAGCATATAATAGTGGTAGTAGCAATATTGGCTATAGCAATGATTTTACCGCTGCCTTTCAATTACGACTTTTTGAAAACGACACAGTAAACACGGCTAACGCAAGCAACACAGCTTTAGATTATAGCAGATGGGCTAATTTAGCGTATGGAGCAAGAACTCTATACATGCAAAACGGCATAGCAGCTACTATAGTAGATAGATTGGTAGCTAGCGTGGTAAATACAGGGCTAATATTACAAGCAATCACTGATAATCTGGAAGACAGCAAAGTTATAGAAAAAAACTTCAAGTTGTGGGCTGATAATCCCTACTTGTGCGATTATTCACAACAGAGAAACTGGAGCGAGTTACAAGCACAAATATATCAATTATCTCTAGTTTATGGTGATGTGTTGGTTGTAGCACACGCAAGTAAACAAAACAATTTGCCAGTAATACAAGTAATATCTACTGACAAACTAACCAACCCATTAAATGCCAATTTACCAGATGGGCATTATATGCAAGATGGTGTGCAGATTAATAAATTTGGCAAACAAGTTGCATACTGGGTAACGGCTGCAAATGGTACAGTTAAAAAAATAAGTGCATACGGTCGTGTCAGTGGCATGAAGCGTACAGCGTGGTTAGTGTATGGACACAGGACAAGACGTGTAAATGGTGTCAGAGGATATCCGCCTCTTAGCGTTGTATATGAATTTTTAAAAGATGTAGACAAACTAAGCAAAGCTAATATTAAAAAAGGCTTACTATCATCACAAATAGCTGCTTTTGTTAAAAAGAGCAAGGTAGAAAGTAATAGTTTGCCAAATTATAATCCGCTTGCAGAAGCAGCAGGGCGTACTACTGATAAAAAACTAACAACAACAGATAATGATAATGATGTAAACTTTAGAAAGCATAGCATTCTAGATGGCTCTGTTGTAACTGGCTTAAATGCTGGTGAAGAAATAGTGCAAATTAAACAGGAAAGCATGGGTACTGACTTTATTAGCTACCAACAAGCACAGATAAAAATTTGTGCTTATGCTTTAGAAGTACCACCCAATGTTTTTGGTATGGAATATGACCAGAGTTTTAATGCAACCCAAGCTACTAATAACCAATTCAACGCAGCTATAGAAGGAAAAAGAATAGCATTGATAAACCAACATTATAACCATGTATACAGCTCTTTTATCCTTGGTTTAGCTGTAAATAATTCACTGTCTACCAGCAACAACATTGTAATAGCATTCACTGCTAGAGATGGTTTAGCTTTTTATAGTTATTGTGTTTGCGGCTGGATAGGTAAAGTAATTCAAACAAGCGACTTGAAGAAGACAACGGCTGCACTTGTAGACCAGATAGAAAATAAATTAATCACAAGAGAGCAAGCGACTAACAGATTAAATAATGGTAGTTTTGAAAGCAATATAGCTAAACAAGCAGAAGAAAATAAAAAGTTAGAAGAATTAGGGCTTGTTGCAGATGAGCAAGAAGAACAATAAAATATAGAGGTTATAAATGAGTAATAAAATTTGGGCTATAGATGAGAACAATATCACGCTAGCTAAAGAGATTAGTGCAGTTGATAAAACATTGCTAGATACTAATGTTAAAACTAACATTTTAACATTACAGGGCAACACAGCAATTATAGCAATCAAAGGCACACTTGGATTCACTCCTAACTTGATGCAACAAATTATGGGAGTAACCGCAACAAGTTATGAGGATATTATTGAAGCAGTAGAGCTAGCCAACACTGACGATGAGATAGAGCAAATAGCATTAGATGTAAATTCTGGCGGTGGTGCAGTTAATGATAGCTTATGGTCTGCAAGCGATGCAATCTATACAAGCAAAAAGCCAGTTACAGCGTATGTATCAAATAATTGTTGTAGTGGAGCGTACTTGTTAGCCAGCCAAGCAAGCGGTGGCATAATTGCAAAGCACGACCTAACAAATATAGGTAGCATAGGTGTGATTGCTTTTTATAAGAAGCCAGACGAAAAAATGATGGTAATGCGTTCAAGCAATGCAAATTTAAAAAATGCAGACCCAGAGCAATACCCAGAGCAATATCAAGCTAAGATAGATGCTGTAGAAAAATACTTTATAAATCATATTAGTAGAAGTTTAGGCTTGACAAATGAGAAAATTATTGCAGACTTTGGCAAAGGTGCTACAATTACTGCATTAGAAGCCTTAGAAAGAGGCATGATAAAACAAATTTACACTCCTGATATGTTTGGAAAAAAAGAACAGCCAGAGGCACAAGTAGAACAAGCTGCTAGTGTTGATGTAGAGCAAATAAAAGCAGAATCATACCAAGCTGGTATAGTTGCAGAGCGTGAAAGAGTTGCAACATTAAATGAGTTTGCAGCTAAGTACAACGCACCAGAATCAGCAATAAAAGCTGTAGAAGAGGGTTTATCTGTTCAAGATTGCATGGAAGCCATGCTGCAGGAGCAACAAAGAAACTTAACAGCTAAAACTATTCAGGAAGACGTAGAAGCCGTATCTGTAGCAGATACTCAAGAACAAGATTTAGAAACTGCAAGTGCAGAAATGAAAGAAGCATTAGAAACCATAGGAGCGTAAAAATATGACTACAACTACTTTATCTAAAGTTATTCTTAGCAACTTAGAGCCAAGAGATGAAACTTTAACTGCAACAATTAAAACTTACCCAGTTGGTACTTTGCTAGCTAGAGATACTTCTACTCTAAAGTTAGTACCCTTTGTAAAAGGTGGCAGCACTAACGGCAACGGCATTATAAACAGTGTTTTAAGTGCAGAGTTAGTAGCAAGTGCAGCACAAGACTATAATGTATCTACAATGATAGCAGGACAAGTTGACAAAAATTTATTAATAATTGATGCAGACGGCAATGCTAGTAACGTAGACGCTGCAATAGTAGATGAGTTGGCAAAGATGGGCATATACGCACAATCTTACGCTAAAAACACTGCAGGTTTTTAATTTAACAGGATAATATAATGACTAGAAAACTTTTAGACACTGCTTATAGCGAAGTATTACAGGAGCGTACTATTGCACGTTCATTTTTTAACGTAGATAAAAATATAGGTCAAGCTGGCGTTGTTGAATATGACACTCAATTAATGCAACAGAAAGCTGCTGAGCGTAAAAATGCAGACAGTGGTTATTCACAAAACACAGCTGGCTCTTTTGTTACTAAGACTGTCAAACCAGCAAATTACAAAGAAGAGTTCAAAGTATCTGCTTCTAGCGTGCAAGAAAAGCAATTTGGTGGCAGTAACGATATTTTAACGCCAGAACAAATAACTTTAGTTCCTGACTTTGTAAGTAACGTAGTAGTGCCAGAAGCTAGCAAAGTTGCCAACAAAATAGTAACAGATTTAGACTTGCAAGCTGTTGAGATTTTAACTACAGGTGGTGTATCTGCTAGTGATAAGTTTGAAGGTGCTGTTTACATTGCAAGCAATGACACTAACTTTTTTGACACTGTAGGCACAGTCTGGACTGACAACGCAGCTACTCCAATTAGTGATTTAACTGCTTTAGCTAAAACAATCAAAATTAATGGCATGAAGTCTATTGATAACATCATTATGAATGATGCTACTTATGACAAATTTATCAGCCGTTCTAGTGTTAAAAATGCTTTAGAAACTCGCAGAATTGAGCTTGGCTCTATTTCATTGCCAGCAAACACTGCATCTAGTGCTAATTACTTTGGTGATATATTAATCAACGGCAAACGTGTGAAAATATGGGTAGAATCTGCTTACTACACTAACAATTCAGGTGTACAAACTCCTTTTATACCTGACAACAAAGTGATTTTAGTATCAGACGACAACCGTTTTGAGCAATATTTTGGAAGTCTTGCTAGATTTGATGTAGATGCAAGTAATGCTAGCTTAGTAAACTTGTTATCTGGCGGTATTAATGTAGAAAACAACTTGCAAATTAACCAAATAGCTACTATTGATAAATATAAAACAGGGTTAGAAATAGCATTAGATTGTTCTGCTTTGCTAGTAGCTAAGTCTAAAGGCTTTGGTTGCTTAACTGTTGCATAATATGGCGGTTAAAAGAGAAGCTAAGAAAGAAACAAAAAAGCAAGAGGTGAAATATACTCTTGCTATTTCTATGCAAGGCTTTAAAAAAGGGCAGGAAGTAAAACCTACAGATTTTACGGAACACTCTTTTAAGCATTGGTTAGAAAAAGGTGCAATTATTAAAAAATAATTATGTATATTGTTAAAGCATCCAGTATCAAGACAGATACAGGCATAAAGTATAAAGGTGCTGTAATATCAAAGTTTGATTTTAATAATCAAGCAGTTTTTCAAGATTTAGTTGATAAAAAACTAATAGTTAAAAAATCAACAACAACTAAAAAAGAAGAGAGCTAAACAGCTCTTTTTTTTATTAAATCATGGCATTAGTAGATATAGCCAACACTGACTTAAACAACGCTATAAAAGCAGACATGGAGCTTGTAAACGTGCAAGCAAACAAAGATTCTGCACAGGTACAAGTTAGTGTGTTAAAAAGCCATATAGGCACTACTTTAGACCCAGAAACAGGGCAATTAATAGCTAGTGAATCAATTACTATATCATTCTTAAAACAAGAGTTAGTAGATAACGGCTTAACATTACTATCAGGTGCAAGCATTGTGAGTTGGAGCGGTAATACTTATTTATTAGATAATCAGATGCCAGACGAAACTCTAGGGTTGTATAAATGGAGCGCTACAAGATATGACATTTAAACTAATAGACAAAGAGATTACAGGTCAATCTACTGCACAGCTAATAACACAGCAACTAGGTGCTTTGTTAAAGGCAGAATTTGATAATCAATATAATTTATACAGCAACAAAGATAAATTTAATGTTGATATCTACTTAAACAACCACGGCATATACCAGAAATACCTAGAAGACAGCACTAATCAAAAAGCATTAATAAATATACTATTCACAAATGCTACTACTGATAGCTTATTAAGTGATGGGACACAAGAGGTAATCTATACGTATAGACTACAATTAGTTACTAGAGCAGCTACAAATGTAACCACAGGCGATGAGGCGACAAAATTAGCAACAGACAAGATGCAAGAGCTAATATTTATCATAAGCCAGATAATGACTTACTATGCTAATATGTACCCACCTTTACAATTAGATTTAGTGCATAGAGTAAAAATTGCTAATTATGAAGTAGGGCAAGTTCAAGAATACAACAGTGTAGATAAAAATATAGGTTGCTCTTTAGACTTAGAAATAAA